TGAATCGTGGTGCTATCAAAGGCGCTGTAAAACTTGCTTACTCGCCAACTAAATCACAAAGAGACACCCTGTATCAGAACAGAGTTAATCCTATTACATCTCTTCCTGGTCAAGGTATTGTTCTCTTTGGAGACAAAACTGCTCTCGCTTCACCATCCGCATTTGATCGCATTAACGTTCGCCGCCTCTTCCTGGTTGCAGAGAAGACTATCGGCAACGCAGCGAAGGGAGTCCTTTTTGAAGTCAATGATGAGTTCACTAGAGCGAACTTCCTCAATGTCGTTGATCCATTCCTTAGAGATATCCAAGCTGCTAGAGGAATCACTGATTTCCTGGTTGTTTGTGATGACACTAACAATGGTCCTGCTGTAGTAGATTCCAACGAATTCGTTGCTGATATCTACATCAAACCAGCACGCTCTATCAACTTCATCACTCTGACCTTCATTGCTACACGCACGGGCGTCAGCTTTGAAGAAGTAATTCCCCGTAGATAATTAAAGGAGACCCTAACAAATGGCAGAACCAAAGGCAATTGGAATTTTACAATTCCAGCAAGCAGTAAGGGGCGGAGTTCGCCCTAACCTGTTCCAGGTTTCCCACGAATTTCCTGCTGGTGCTGCACCTGCAGCTATCCCAGGGATTCAGGGGACCGACGAAGAGAAAGTCGCGATCTTGTGTAAGTCAGCAGCTTTACCTGCAACTAACGTAGGTACAGTTGAAATGCCTTTCCGTGGTCGCGTTATCAAAGTTCCTGGTGATAGAACTTTTGAAACCTGGACCGCAACTTTCTACATGGATGACGTATTTGCTCTGAGAGCAGCATACGAAAGATGGATCGATCTCACGAATGGTGTTGACACCAACGTTGCTGATACCGACATCGCTAACGTCTTTAAGAAAGTTACAGTTCAACAGCTCGATAAGTTTGGAGCTGGTGGTGCTGGAATCAGAAGTTTGAGATCCTATGAGTTAATCGGTGCTTTCCCAGTTTCCGTATCTCAAGTTTCTATCGCATACGATAACAACGATTCATACGAAGAGTTTGATGTAGAGTTTGCATATCAATACCACACCGTCTCTGGCGGAACTGCTGGTAACGATATTGCAGAGCGTTCCTGATAGGGACTAAATAGTAGGTCGGGAAACACAATTTAAATCATGGCAGAGTTATTCGGTTTCTCGTTCAAGAAGAAATCACAGGAGAAGACAAACGCACCTTCTCCTGTAGCACCTTCAAACGAGGACGGCGCAACTAGTTTTATCGCGGGTGGTTACTACGGTCAATACGTTGACCTCGATGGTAACTTCAAGACCGAATATGATATGGTGAAAAAATATCGTGAGATGGCAATGCATCCAGAAGTGGATAGCGCCATTGAAGATATTGTACACGAAGCTATTGTAGCGGATCAAAACGATTCTCCTGTACAGGTCAACCTAGACAATCTCGAAGTTAGCGAGAGCGTCAAAGGTATGATCCGTCAGGAGTTTGATTATGTAAAGAACCTTTTTGGTTTTGATTCAAAATCACATGAGATGTTCCGTCGCTGGTACATCGATGGTCGTTTGTATTATCATAAGGTCATTGATCTCAATGCACCTGAAAAAGGTATCCTTGAACTGCGCTACATTGATCCACATAAGATCAAGAAAGTAAGGCAGATCAATAAACCTAAAACTGCGGACGAGTTTATGAAGTATGACTTCGGTAAATCCGAAGAGTATTTCGTATACAATCCAAAAGGTCTGAACAATACTTCCGCCAACAGTGGCATCAAGATTGCTAGAGATGCAATTACATATGTCACCTCTGGTATTATGGATACGAATAGAAATATCGTTCTTTCGTATTTACATAAAGCAATCAAAGTTCTCAATCAGTTACGCATGATTGAGGATAGTCTGGTTATCTATAGAATTTCACGCGCACCTGAGCGTCGTATTTTCTATATTGACGTTGGTAATCTTCCTAAGCAGAAAGCGGAACAATATCTCAGAGAGGTAATGGGACGTTATCGTAACAAATTAGTCTACGATGCCAATACTGGGGAGATCCGTGACGACCGTAAGTACATGTCTATGCTGGAAGATTTCTGGCTTCCTAGACGTGAAGGTGGTCGCGGTACAGAGATCACAACTCTCCCAGGAGGTCAGAACCTCGGAGAGCTTACAGACGTGCAATATTTCCAAACAAAACTTTACAAAGCGTTAAATGTTCCCGCTGGAAGATTGGATTCTTCCACTTCATTTAACCTTGGACGTTCATCCGAGATCACCAGAGACGAACTTAAATTTACAAAATTCGTTGGTAAACTTCGCAAGAAGTTCAGCGATCTCTTCCAGGATACTCTGAAGACTCAACTCATTCTAAAAGGAGTTATTGCTCCTGAAGATTGGGAGGATATGAAAGAGCATATCCAATATGACTATCTCTATGATAATCATTTCACGGAACTCAAGAACCTTGAGATGATGAATGAGAAGTTGCAGATCCTCGCACAGATGGATCCTTATGTTGGAAAGTATTTCTCTGTCGAGCATATCCGTAAGGAAATCCTCGGTCAAACTGAGAAGCAAAGAGAAGAGATGGATGCGGAGATGGCAAGTGATATCAAGACTGGTATGGTCATTGATCCACTTGATCAGGTTGCTGCCGACCAAGCAGACATGGATAGAGACCAGCAAAGCGCGGATCTGGACATGGATATGAAGAAGGCACAATTGAAGCAAGCGCAAAATCCCGCGCCTCAAAAACCAAACGGTACTAAATAAATTACAGACATCTTAACATTATGACAACACAAGAACGAGAAATCGTTGATTTGCTTTGGGATAATGATCAGGCAGATGCGCTTGGTAAACTCAAAGACATGTTACAAGTAAAAGCTGCTATGGCAGTTGATGCTTCCAAACAAGATGTTGCCGCGAGGATGTTCCCTCACGTTCCTACCGAAGGAGAACCTGAAGTAGAAACGGAAGAAGAACCAACAGCGGAGACTGACACTGAAGTAACTGATCAAGAGGAAACAGATGAAACTGATCACGGAACAGATTGAAGATATTGAGATTCTAACTGAGGAATCTGAAGGTAAGAAAAATACTTACATCAAAGGTATCTTCCTTCAAACTGAGATCACCAACCGCAACGGTCGTATGTACAAGTACGATACTATGTCGCGTGAGGTAGACAAGTACAATGAGGAGTTCGTCAAGCGCGGACGTGCACTCGGAGAACTTGGTCATCCTGATGGTCCTACTATCAACCTTGATCGCGTGTCACACAAGATTG